GTGCGTCCAGTGGATTATATACTGTGACTACGTGACTACCTGGTAAATAAAAATCTTTATCTTTACTTAGTGGTGCCCATGGAAACCACTCTAACTGATACCCCTGACCTTGTGACTGGTCAACGATATCAAGTCTGAATGGTTTGTGTAGGTGGTAACCTAATGGTTTCTCGTTCTCTGGATCAACTATCTCTTTGACTGTAGATATAACTTCTTCACCAGTTCTGAGCATTAATAGTTTGATCACTTGACAACCTCAGTAGGTGTCACTGGAGCACCCTGATCTCCTGTCTTTGCTCTGACGTTAGAGAGGTATGTCTGTAGGATACTAGGTGATGGTTCCATGACAGATATCACATAGTCAGGTGTGATCGCTATCTTCTGGTCAACAGTGAATGGATTCCATGGTGTGTATCTGATCTTGACCTCTTGGTCTTCAAATGTTTCCATGTTAACTGCTTGCTCAGGTTCTTCAGTAATCCTTACCTTGTATGGTACGGTCATGATGTATGCCTGTCTCTTACCAGTGTCTTTATCAACTGCCTCTTGTAGATCACAGATGATGTTATCTCCATCACGTGTGAATACTAATTTAATTCTGTCTTCTTCTATCATGGCAAATTAATCTATGCATATATTATAAAAGGGAAACTGACATTTGTCAATCCCCCTTATGTATGCTAGATGTAATCCTTCCTTGCGTGGTGTTCTGGTACTACTTTCTTCAGTGTTACTGTGAGTAGTCCGTCTTCTAATGTGACCTCACCTATCTCGGTGTCGTCAGATAGTGACCACTGCTTTGAGAAAGAACGTTGTGCTAGTCCCCTGTGTGTATAAGTCTCAGGTTCTTTTTTCTCTTCCTTCTGTGCCTCTACTGTGAGTTTACCATACTCTGTGTAGACCTTGACTTCATCTCTCTTGAATCCTGCTAGTGCTATCTCTAATCTGGATAGTACATTTGATTCGTGGATTAAGTTATAGGGTGGATAGTTTGATGTAGTTTGATTCCAGAAAGAATCAAAGTACTCGTCCATTCCTATACTATTCTTAGAAATTTTATCAAATAGTGTTGGTAAATCGGCAGCACTATATCTTTGAATGTTCATGGTGACCTCCTTAAGCGTCGTTAGTTTATGTACCCGAAGCGTACACTACTAATTATAACACTTGTCTAAAATTAGGAGGGTGGATATCCGAATACTGGAAAGACTTTAGTGATGTCTGCCATCTTCTCCTTGTACCTACTGATGTATGGTTCTTGTAGGTATGGCATGTATGGTTTACCTGTGACCTTATACTGTAAGTATGTGTAATCAAACTGATACCTGTAGCATAGTCTGTCTGTTGTATTACCTAACCTTCTGTGCTGTACGATACTGTTATCAAAGATCACTAGGTCATCATCATTCTCCCACCAGTAATCATAGGTATATGATGACAGTCCCCACTGTAGTTCATTCAATAATCTAATTGAATCCTCCTGAGAAAAATCTTTGATACGTGTGGTGGTGTTGTATGGAAAGTGTAATCCTTTAACACCCGCAGGACTCTGAATCACTAGAGGTATTTCTGTCTCTGGGTCAGGACACATGTTTTTATATACTACATTGTTCTCATCATTAGCATTGATCTTATTCTCTTGGAAATTATGTATGAGTACCAGTTCATCTAGTTCACTACGGAATGACTCTGGTAAACTATAGTAGTAAGGTGATGTCACCATGAACCCAGTGGCACTTTGTTTCATACCATGGTCACCAAGGAGTGCTACGCCAGGTGTGAATGCTATGTCGCCAGATTCATTACTGTGCCATAGTAACTCTCCACTACCAAACAAGCCGTTCTTCTCTGCGACTCTGACTATGTGTCCTGTCTTAGCATGACCACCTATCCTCGCATACTCTTTTGCTACCTCACTACTATGCTCTTCTTTAGCAGCATAGTTTTGTCTACACTTACCCCACATCTTCATTACCTTATGGAAGTGGTTGATGTTGATACCTGTGTTACGAATGATCATAACAAGTTGTTCCATCTGTAACTTACCAAGTGACATCCACTGATCTCTTGTCAGTTTCTTGATGTCAATGTCATCTACGAATACACCGTATCCTTTTAGTTCTGGTATGGGAGTTATCTTCATAAAAAAAGGAGGGTTGCCCCTCCTGTTATATATTAGTTACCTAGTGGTGGGTACTTAAAGAGATCGTTCTGGATCTTTTGTGCTTTTTGTGCCTTATCTCTCTCCAGTTTTTCCTGCCTTTGTTTAGCAATTTTCCATGCTTGCTCTGGTTGGTTGAAACTGACCTCACATCCTGCACGATGCTGTGCTAGTGCTGCGTCCTTACGAAGAACGGATGCTGAACTCTTGTACGCTTTGTACTTTGCTTCAGTGATGTTTAGGCTACCATTAGTGTAGTTTTCACACATGGTTTCACATGCTTCTGCTCCACGCTCCATTGCTAGTGCGGAAGTCTCCCCTCTTCTGGGTTTTCTTTTCGATGCCATAATAATTGTATTGGTCGTATTTAGTTTATCACAAGATAAGAACTTGTCAAGTCTTCTTCTTGCCTATATTGTATTTGGACTCTAAGTTCCACCCGCCCTTATCCTTATAAGATAGGACTTTGATTTGACTTAGAGGTGCTACGTCTACTATTGTATCAGGTTTCTGTATAGAAATCAACCCCCAGTCGCTGAGTAGTTGTATGATTCTATTTCGACGTTGAACATCATTGAGTGATAAGTTTGCTGACTTACCATCCAAGGCGAACAACTCTTTAAAATGTACGATATAATACTTGCCTTGCTTATGAAGTATGTGGCATGATTGATACAACTTCTTTTCTTTTCTAGAAGCTACACCTATCCTTGTTAGTGTTTCTCTTACCTTTAAAAAATCATCTGGTTCGCCTAAGTTTACCTCTACCATTTGATCAGGTGTCCATGTGACTTCCTGCTCAGTGAATGAAGTACTCATTGTCTTCCTCCCTTTTCATGTTTGTTACGAATGTATTCAAGTTGGGTGTTGGTAAGAAGAGTTAATGCGACCCTCGCTTTTTCATTACTATATCCATAGTGTGTCTTGACCAGATCCAGATCTTCAATCTGTTCTTTCTTCAACCAAGGTGTGAAACGCTTTCGCTTTCTCAAAGTATTTAGCAAAAAGTCATATTGAAGACGCTTGTCTAAATTAGGATGCTTGTTTACTTCATTAGCAAATAGGATCGCATCAATGTGTCCACTGAGACATCTGTTGATAATATAAGGAGGATAAGATTTAACACGGTCAGGGTCATCAACATACAGATGTTCTTTGGTATTGTTGATAGACGCAAGTATCTCTGATAGTTCACTACTCATAACCAATTCGGTTTGCGGGATGGGTCACGAAGATAATTAGATGCAACCCAAGGTTTGCTGCCAATGTAATTCTTGTAAGCAGTAAAAGTATCAATGCTTGTGTCATATTTAAACCGTTCGGGCATTGCTCTGGTGTAGGTCGCAGGGATATCATTGTTGTTAGGGAATATTATATTAGCATGGAGTATAGTATGCTGACAACTATGTACTTTGCTATATCTATGTGTGTACTCAGCACACAGAGCAAGACCATGCTTGATCAACCAACGGAAATTAGTCTGTGCCCAGATGGTACAGGGATGGTTACGGAAGGCACCCTTCTCTGTCTTGTATGGTTCACCATTAAGTTTAGGTAGGTCACCATAACCATGTCCCCACTTCTTAGATGCTACGATAGATAACATCTGACATGTCTCTAGTGGCATCTTGACAATATGTTTGTCAGGTAGTACCTGAGCAGACTTGATAGGGTCGGGATCGGTGACAAATATATTCATAGTACAGGTGGGTTCTTAGTGTATGCTCTGTAGTCAGGTGTGATATTCATGGTCAGAGTCAAACGTCTGTTCTTAGTATCATTATAACCTGTCTTATGACGAAGCCAAGAGGGGAAGAACACAACGTCACCTTCTGAAACACTTATCCTTCTCCAAGGATGATTGCCACTGATAGGTTCTGCTGCTCTCACTGCTGTCATGGGGTCATAGATCCACAGGTCACCAGAGTTCTCTGGTTTGAGGATGTATGCTGTACATGTAAGACCTACACCATGATGATGTTCATCTGTGTAGTCCCACTGGTAGTGTTCATTATACCATGAGTTAGATATAAAATGTGGGTATCCTTCGTACCTCCATGCTGTACGTAAGTATTCCATCTTCCGTCTTAACCATACCACATACTTAGAGTTTGCTGACAAGTTGTGTGGAAACTGATTACTAGGTTGTAGTATGTTGAATAGGTCAGCAGTAGACTTACCACCTTCTTCTAGTGCTGACTCCACACTATACTTGTCAACCATGTCAAACAATTCATCAGCAGTCGCTACTTGTTCTGCTGTGTCAAACTTAAAAGTATCTTTGTATACAACAGGTGCTGAGATATTGATAGGTTTCATTAATAAGTTCCCCTATACAACCATGAGTCATCGTTAGTATCACGATGTAATTGTTCATTCCTTTCATCTAACACTTCATTGATGAGTTGCTTCAACTCTACCTTGAGTGAGTCAGATATAAGATTCATTTTGTTCACCTTCATAGGTGGTATGGCATCACGTTGTTCTTGTACTGATCTACCAGTGTCACCACTGCCATATGACATGCCTTGTGTATTCATGTGATGATTCTCCTAGGTCCGTTGACACCTGTGCGGTGCTGATTTATTTCATAGATCGCTACTGATCCTGTGTCCAATGTGACATGTATTTCGTCACCTTGTATCAGTGCCTGTACAGCACCTCTGGCAAAGGTAGTAAGGACTCCTCTGCGTGTATGATATAGAGAACAGATTCCGTTCTTGACTCTGACTCCTAAGCTTCCTTCTGGCATGAGTAGTTTGTAAGTAAAAGTTCACGTCGTCCCTGTTGATTCTTCATGTAATCACCAGTAGACCTCATAGTATAAGTATGATCCCAATCATACGAATGCCATTCCCAAAAACGATCAACGATCTTCTT